CCATCGGCACAGGGGGCTTTATCGCTACCATCGAACTGGGGCATATTAACGAACTTCTAGGACTAGTCGTGGGTCTTGCTACTCTAGTCTATATGACTGCATCCGCAGTCAAGGTAATCAAGGAACTCAAGGATAAATAACCTATGACACCAGAACTGATAGCAATGCTAGGAGGCGGCGTAAGCGGCTTTGTAATGAAGATGATTGCGGCACAGGCCGACAATCAGGCTCGTCTCTTTGAGCGTATGATTGCTCGTCAGACTGTAGCGGATGAATCAGCGGATAAGGCAGCAGCTCGTGGTGGTGTCTATATGCGTCGTGCTATTACTGCGGCAGTTATCTTTGCCATTGTAATAGCCCCATTTGTCTTTGCATTCACGGACATAGGTGTTAGTATCCAATCAGAATCCAAAGGCTTTCTAGGGCTATTCAAGCGTCTAGAATGGTCCACTGTACAGGGGTTTGTGATACTACCAGAGATCCGCCAAACAGCTTTAGCCATCGTAGGGTTCTACTTTGGTTCCTCCCAAGTCAAATAACCAATAATATTATGTACGGAAGAAAAACAAAAAATGCTGGCAAAGGATCCTGTGGTGAACGTGGGGGAAAGAAGGGCAAGTAGTGCCTGACAAATCCAAGATGAAGTGCAACGTACCCCGCCGTGAAGTACAAGGCGGGAAGAAGTTCGTCGTGAAAGCCTGCCAGGGTGGGACGGAAAAACTCGTACGATTCGGGGATGCTAATATGAGCATCAAGAAGGATCAACCAAAACGGAAGAAAAGCTACTGCGCTCGCAGTGGTGGGATCAAAGGTAAGACAAACAAACTCTCAGCTAACTATTGGAGCCGTAAGGCTTGGGACTGCTAATGGCTATATCAACAAACTACCACAACGGAACACCCTGCTTTGTAGTGAGCGGGGTGACTTCGTATGAACTACCCAAGTGTGAATCCTCTGAGCCACGATATATTCGCAGCATCGGACCGGATATACTGGTTGTGTCCGCCAAGGCTGGACAGACCATCAATGGCTCCGCCTCCGTAAGCCTTTCTCCAAATGACTGTATGCTGATTAACCCAATCAAAAATGACTGGGTGGTTATAATGCAACCAACGGATACACTCGCAGTTAATCAGATTGGATACACTAGCGGTTCCGGTGGATCAGTACAGCAGCTAGTTAGTTCAAATGCTACAGTTACTCTGAATAAACCCTGTGGGAAAATTACTATGTTCCCGCACGATTTTACCAATAATGACATTCAGGCATTCACAATGATTAATAGTTTCATTGGAATCAATGATGTTGTTATTACCAGTTTACGTACAGGAGATGCCAAGCTGTACAGCCAAGTTACCATTACACAGGATGGCTCCTGTCAGCTTACTGTAGGCGATGCCCACAACCAGTCCACGGGTGTAGTTACTGTCGAGTTAAATTTTGCAATTATAAAAGGAGATAGCTAATGTCAATTTCGCACCGCACCAATCGACTTAAACTCGCAGGTCAACCATCGGTTGAGCAATTGCAGAATGGCCGCTATCGGCTTACTGTAACTTGTTCTACGATAAATAGTCGTGAGGATTGGTACAGTGCAAATAAAGATCGTATCTTCCCGGACTTCGGTAGTCTGCAATCAGCCGAGATGTCCATTGATGGGCTGGCTCCACGTGAAGGAGAAGCGTATACTGATATGCGGCTTACTAAGGTTGAGTCCGGTAACCGTTCAGGTATGGGTGCGGTAGGGGACTACAACGTAGAACTAACATATGAAACCCTTGGGTCTGCGTTCGTCCAAGTAAAGGATGACACTACTGACTACGAGTTAAATGGTCTTCGCCGTGTTACACGTACGAGCATCGCCGAGGCTGGAACTGATTACACTAAGACGGTAGGTACTTCCTTCATTGATCATCAGATCAACAATGAGACCGCTGTACGCTGCTACTTGGCTTCTTACTCAGTGGATGATACTGATAGCTTTAGGCAGGTACAGGAAGTCTATGTTGAAGCAGGAACACTATCGGAGACACTGGACAATGTGGGCTCACAGAAGGCCAAGGTCATTGAGACCATAGGTGCTGACCCCGTTACGCCCGATGGGTACTTACTGGCTAGCAAGAAAGAGAGTGACTTTGAGGGATTCCAGACAAATCAATTTACTTTCCTTAAGCCATCCATCTTATCCAGAAACATCGATACTCGAAATCAGGGTAACCTTAAAATTGAAACAGTTGAATCCTTTGACTTAGATCCAACCAGCACTATTAACGGTGTATTAATATCAGAGAAGGTCAGCGATGTAGAGGGCATACCGACAAATCAGAACGTATACGCTGAAGGATCTGGTGAAGTGTCACGCACCATTGAAACACGTAATAATGGTGCACTTACGATTACTACAGTTGAATCACTTGGTGAGGCTGGTAATGCGGATGGCATAGAAATTGAAGAAACTACCCGTGAACAAGATGGATACACTTTATTTCGCAATATTTTTGCAGATGGTGACGGAGAAGTGTCTCGTACTACTGAAAAACGAAACCAAGGCAAGCTTACTGTAACTACAGTTGAGGCCTTGGGTAGTGCAGGTACTGCAACAGGTGTAGAGATAGAAGCTACGACTCGTGAACAGGACGGTTACACTTTATTTCGTAATGTATTCGCCAATGGCACTGGCGAGGTTTCTCGTACTGTAGAAACCAGAAATCAAGGTAAACTTACTATTACTACGGTGGAAGCGTTGGGTTCCGCTGGTAGTGCTATAGGAGTTGAAATAGAATCAACAACAAGGGAGCAAGATGGATATACCCTTTTCCGTAATGTATTCGCTGATGGACAAGGTGAAGTGTCACGTACTGTAGAAAAACGAATAGAAAATGTACTAACAATCACGACAGTTGAAGCACTTGGCAGTGCTGGTTCCGCAACGGGTATTGAAATTGAGGCTACAACAAGAGAACAAGATGGTTATACCTTGTTTCGCAATGTATTCGCCGATGGTAAGGGGGAGATATCTCGCAGTGAAGATAATGTGGGCAGTCAACTTGCTATTACAACAGAAGTATTTAATCCAGAGAGTGACCCGATAGAAGATGGTTATTCTATAGCACGTATTGAGTTTTCTAATGTAAGCGGTATTCCTACTAAACGGTTCACCTTCCTAAAGAATGACGTAGAGCTATCTCGATCAGAGGACAAGGTTGGTAGCCAGCTAGCAATTGTCACTGAAGTATTTAATCCAGAGAGTGACCCTCAGGAGGATGGTTATTCTTTGGCACGCATCGAGGTGTCAGACGTAGATGGTATTCCGACTAAGCGTTACACCTTCCTTAAGGATGACGTAGAGCTTGCCAGAAGTGAAGACTTAGTAGGTAGTCAAAAGGCTATTGTTACAGAGGTATTTAAACCCGAAGCAGACCCTCAGGAGGATGGCTACTCTGTAGCACGTACCGAAGTGTCAGACGTAGATGGCATTCCAACGAAGCGATTTACATTCCTAAAGGATAACGTAAAGCTTAGTGAGACAGAAGACAGAGTTGGTAGTCAGCTAGCTAAGGTTGAAGAGTGGTTTAATCCAACGGATGATCCAGTAATTGACTTATACGTTATTGCTAATATACAGGTGTCTGATTTTGGTGGGATACCCACTAAGCGTTTCACCTTCTTAAAGGAAAATGTAGAACTGTCCCGCAATGAAGATCTTGTAGGGTCACAGTTATCTATTACTACTGAAGTATTTAAACCCGAATCTGATCCTGAGGAGCCCGATTACTCTGTGGCTCGCAAAGAAGAGTCTGATGTAGAAGGAATACCAACAAAACGGTTTACGCTCCTGAAAAACGATGCAGAGCTATCAAGGAGTAAAGACTTATTGGGCAGTCAACTTGCTATTGTTACGGAAGTATTTAATCCAGAAATTGACCCGACAGAAGATAATTATTCATTAGCACGCACTGACATATCCGATGTAGATGGCATTCCTACGAAGCGTTATACATTCCTAAAGGATAATGTCGAAATATCTCGCAGTGAAGACAAGGTAGGTAGCCAGCTAGCTATTACCACTGAAGTATTCAACCCAGAAGCAGACCCAGAGGAGTCGGGTTATTCTGTTGCACGTATTGAAGAGTCGGACGTAGAGGGTATACCTACTAAGCGTTTCACCCTCTTAAAGGACAATGCGGAGCTATCTCGAAGCGAGGATCTTGTGGGTAGTCAACTTGCTATTGTTACGGAGATATTTAAGCCAGAAGCAGATCCAGAGGAACCAGATTACTCTGTAGCACGTATTGAATTCTCAGACGTTGACGGAATACCAACAAAGAGGTTTACCTTACTTAAGGATAACGTAGAGCTGTCCCGCAGTGAAGACAAGGTAGGGTCACAGTTAGCTATCACGACAGAAGTATTCAACCCAGAAGTAGACCCAGAGGAACCAGATTACATTATAGCACGCAAAGAAGAGTCGGATGTAGATGGCATTCCTACCAAGAGGTTCACTTTCCTTAAGGAAGATGTCGAGTTGTTTCACACCGAGGACATTGAGGGAGGGTTAAATGAAATAGTGGAAGAATGGTTCAAGCCAACTGAAAGAGAGGATAAACCAGAATACGTTTTAATTGAAAAAACACAAAGCGACTTAGGCGGCATACCCACAGAAAGATATACCTTCTGGAAGGAAAAGGGGCTCATCGATGAATCCTACGTTAATGAATCCGAGGGAGTTATACGAACAACTCAAGTATTTTTCAGCGAAGTTGACGATGATCTCGTAAAGGGTCCAATTGTGTCCAAGGATACTAAAAACATAGACGGCATTCCTACCATTACAGTCACAACGCTTCAGGGGGCAAATGGAATTAGCATAATTGAAGGTGGTGAGAGGTTAGCTAACAGCTACGATCAATTGGTTAGCTTTACATATCCAGGCATATTAGACATTGCAAATCAACCCACTGGGGGCTTTACTTCGTATTCGTGGAGATTATCAGCACCTGTTCAAAGTTTAGTTACGGCAACTACGTATGTTATTTTTCAAGATACTAATACAATTAGCAATTCAGATTTTACATACGGTAATGCGAGTGGTTTATGGAATCCAACCGAATGGGCAAAGGGTCAGTCTTATGGTGTTGGTTACTCCTATAGGCCCTTTGCGGAAAGCAAGGGATTTAGGGGTTATCGTGCTGACGCAGATGTCGTTCAAGTAACTGAAACCGTAGACAATCAGTTCCTCATTAACGGAAATTTACTATTTGAGGATACTACTGGTGGACTAAATGTTTATGGAGGACCAGAGGATCCAAACGGAAAAACATATGTTCTTGATGTAAAAATTACCCCAGCCTTTGTTGACATAGAGGGAGCTACTAGCTATAAAAAAGTTATTATAGTGGCAAATATTCCAGTACAGGAAAACACAGAACCTGCTCCTCCGACAGAGGAAGAGGTCCCTTAGCCACGTGCCTAGGAAGTAAAATCATATGCCATCATTTGAAGAAAATAAAATTAACAACGCTGACTCCAAATCAAACGTTGGAGCTGCTAAATTAATTCGCGATAGGTCCAAGGCTATCAAGGCCGAAAGGAAGGCTAGGATTGATAGAGCCCAATCCCTAAATGCTGGCACAAAGGTTATTCGTGAAATTAAATCCGAATACTCCAGAAATAATAGCGGAATATATGACTTGAGCACCACTGGGTCTGAAAGGCAAAACCTAGATGGTCAAAACGACACCATACAGGACAACAGTGTTGACAATGCTTTTGATAAATCTGGTGGTGGTGGTGGTGGTGGTGGTGAATTGCCGCCAACAATTGATATTTTAGTTTGCAATAGTGGAACTGGAGTATCCGAAACGCTGACAATTTATTACCAAGAATAATAATAGTAATGCCTTATCCAGATAATCAATTGCGATGGCTAAACACTTGTTGCCCAGACTGGGAAGGTGGATTCTCGATGAACCCCTGCTGTCCCGTCAGCGTCAGTGCGTGTGTAAGTCTAAGCAAGGTTGCCGATCTCTGCGGGGTAATTGATCCAGATGATGATCCAGATGTAAAGTGGCCAACAGTTTACAAAAATACAGTCACGGATGCTTCTACAGCTTCGCAGGAAAATACTGCATTGACTGAATACGAAAGAGATACCACGACTGGTGATTGCTCGGCCACTGTATGCCTCGGCCCCATCTATTTTGATGACGAAGGAATAGGCTACACTGGCAAAACGACTACCACCACTACAGTTGGCAGTGAAAACGAAACCACGGGGGATTGCACTGAGGACCCCCTTGGCGTAATCATAACATCAGTCATCGATTACACCTCCAGTGACATTGTGGTAGCCCCAGACATTACCACCACCACCGCAAGTGTTTGCTCGCCACCAGAGGGATCAGTATCATATTCTGGAAGCTTTGAGGGAAGCAAAGTTTTCAGTGAATGCGAATCTGAAGAAGTAACGACTCAAACCTGTTCAGCCAGCAGAGATTCATCTACGGGGGATTGGTCTGGCGAAGACGGCTCTGTATGGTGTCCCGTCCCAGAGTTTTGCTATACTTTTGGCCCATTTGCAAACGATGGATGTGCCAGCGATGGGGTTCCTAGCGAAACTACTGTCACTACTGAATATGGTAACCCAGTTCCAATTTACTCCGATGCAGATACTGAATCAGCAGCTCTTTCAGCTGCCACCGAGACACAAGGGGCAAGTTGCACTTCTTCCAATTACAGGACAGGCCGCGACAGTCCTAACGACAAACTTGCAGTCAGCAAAACAACAGTAAAGCACGAAGCCGTCGTCACTGGACTGGTGATTGGTTTTTGTTATGAGGGTGTCATACCAATTGAACGGGCATTGATTAATTTTGATGAACAGGGCAATCGGATTTCGCCAGAGCCAGAGGATTGGTTGCCATTTTCGCTAACGGCAATCGATTTTTTTAAGGCAGAGGAAGTCTTCCAAACCTTCGGTCAAGGAACTTTAAATGTCTCCGATGGCGATTTCATTAACGAAAACTTTAGTTTAGATCCATACAGTTACCCGTCATACTTTCCAGTGGATCCAGAGACTGGCATCCTAATAGACCCAGATGCGCTGGTGCTGACTCCGTTCAGTGATTTGCCAACTTCTAAGTTATATGACTATCGTGTGCTGCCAGCTATAATGCGGAGAGTGGAGTGCGAAGAAGAAGAATAAATATGAAATCATTACCACTCGGAAAAACAATTGTCATCAACCCCAACAGGGAACCAGATGCACCAGAGCCAATAGAGATTGTGAAGAAGAAAATAACTGGCATTGGCGATGTCGTGCACAAGATTGCACAGCCCATAGCCAAGTCAATTGATTCGATTGCTGGAACCAATATCCAAGGATGCGGAGCCTGTCAGAAACGCAAAGAATACCTTAACAAAAAATTTCCAATAACCTAAACCCCTTATGATACAATAGCGATATGACTCCAGAAGAAATAGAAGCAGAGCTCCTGCGCCAAGAACAACTATCTAACCCTATGATGCAGCCCACTGACCTAATGGGTCAGCAGGGTCAACAGGAGCCCGTGATGGATACCAATCCTCTTGCCCTCGCTGAACTAGTAAATGCGGATCGAGCACAAGCAGCATCGGCAAAGGATCTAATAGGAGGAGATACTTCCGTAGAACCATTGGACTTTGCGGGTGAAATACAAAATAACTCAACGCCGTATTCCAGTCTGGTGGACAACAGCCCGTTCACTGCATTGGGTGGCACTCCTGTAGAGGAAAACCAATATACGGTTGCACGGGCTGGGTTGACACCAGAAGAACGCGCTAGAATCGAAACTCGACTTGCGCGGACAAATGCTGACATCCTTGCCGAAAATACACCAGAAGAGTACAGGCCTATTGGCGGAGGCTTCTCATTCGGGGGAGACATACCGATTCCACGAGACACTCCAGAGGGGGCAACATTTATGGGAGATGTTAGTAAACTTTTAGCTCCGTTCACCGCACACTCTCAAAAGGTTGGTGGGTTCCCAGCACCAACTCTAGATACGGCTTTAGCTGAACAAGGTACAACTCCAGCTTTAGCTGAACAAGGTAGCCCTCAAGCTATCTTTGAGGGGATGAGAGCTAAGGGTCCTTTGAGTCCAGAGCTTATTGCAGCGGGTCAGAAACGGGCTGCGCTTCTGGGTACAACCTTTGATCCAGAAACAGGTTTCTCTAGGGATCCATTCCTACAATTCCAACAAGCTCAACAGGCTCAACAAGCCGAGCGGGGAGCCTTAGCTAACCGTCCTGGGTACGGTTATGGTGGTGCAGTCAATGATCAATATCAGAGTGCAGATTTTGATACAATCTCACAGGGAGTATTCGATACGCCAATGACTGGTATGCGACCAATCAATTCAGAAACTGGTGAACCCCTATCGCAGGGTGTTATTGATGCTGCTGCTCGTGCTGGCCTAGAACTACCAATGGGATCAGTGCCGCTACCGAAAGCACCAGTGAATTCGATACCTATGGGACAGGATGAAACCCGTGCTCGACTTGGCGGTATGACACTCAATCAATACCTCAATGCCCCCGATGGAGCTGTCTCTGGTTTACGTACTGACCCACAGGGTCGTATGATTCCGGGTGGATTTGATAATCGTGCTGATGCCTATGGTCAGTACGAGGATGAAGTGTCACAAGCTTACCAACGCCAGTCCGAGCGGATGCAGCAACTAGCTGATCAACGTGACGGAACTGCTGGCCCCCGTACCTACGGTGGTTACACAACATCACAGCTTCGTGGTATGGTCGGCGGAGGAGACAACCTAAGAGCCGCTCAGATGCGAGCAGAGGCTGGACTCAATCCAGTTACAGGCAACCGTGAATCCACTGAAGAACAAAACCAACTTCAAACAGAAGTATTGAAAGCTCGACTAACTAAATTAAAAGAGCAAGACCCAGACAAGCTATCAAAAGCTGAATCATACGCCGACAGGCTCAAACTACAAGGTGATGCTAGAACAGCATTCATCTTCTCTCAGATGGGAACAGCGATGGATGACGTATTCGGTCTTGAGGGTACTGGTGCAGGTGGTGGCGGTGGCTCTTTTACGGAGGCACAACAATCCAGTATCTCTAAGGTGATGGCCGCAAACCCTGGGTCCAGCCGCGAACAAATTATTGCTGAAATGAAAAAGCAAGGTAAACTATAATGGCCATTGATCTATCGGTTCTCGACGAAGCCCCATCTAGTATTGACTTGTCAGTTCTTGACGCGCCTAAAAGCGGCATTGACCTATCAGTCCTTGATAATGAACAAAGTGGCATTGATCTGTCAGTTCTTGATGAGGAGGAACCCGGCATCGGGAAGACAGTAGCTGGCCTTGGTGCTGAGGTTGCTGTCGGCGAGGGTGCTAAGTACGCTGGTGCTGCTGCTGGATTTGCCTTAGGTGGACCAGTAGGTGCAGTCATTGGCTATGGTGTTGGTGCATTGGCTGGTGGCGTGGGTGGTTCATTACTAGCTCAAGAGATCGAGGGACGTGATGAAGCAAGCTGGGGCCGTGTAACGGCTGACACAGCCCTTAACCTTATTCCCGGTGGTCTAGGCAAGGCTTCCAAGGGAGCACGTCTCCTACCACGTCTAGCGAAGGAAGGAACTAAACGTGCAGCAGGTGGTGCTCTTATATCAACTGCTGGTGCTCAGATCGAGAAGGGTGTCGAGCAGGGTGAGTTACTTACTCCTGATGAACTCGGTAACGCTGTACTCGTCGGTGGTGGTCTAGGTCTAGGTCTAGGTGCTGCTGGTGAGTTAATGAAGAAAGCTTATCCTAGGTTCGGCGGTAAGAGTGGCGAGTACCTCAATGAGGCTTACGATAAGGGTGATCTCGATGCAGCACAAATTACGGAGACATTGGCTGGTGAGAATCCTGTAGGTATGGGTTCACGGTTTATGCGATCCTTGTACCGGAACGTCATACCATCTAAGCTTGTTGGTAGGAATGCTACAATGGATTTACTCCGAGCTAAGAATGAATCAGAAGCTGCGACCGACCTAGCTGCCAATGTTCGTAATATTATAGATAGTGCGACTAAGAAGGCATCCAAAGCTGAGACCGATGCGCTCAATGACTACGTGGCTGGGAACAGCAATAGTCTGCCGGAATCCTTTACTGGAATTAAAAGCACTCTGGACGATGCTCGTGTCAAGATTGACCAGTACCAGAATACTATCTATGCTCTTTACAAGTCCGGGGACCTGGACCTTGATCCACGGATAGCAGCGAAGATTAAGAAAAGTATTGATTCTAAGAATTACTTTACCCGTGAGTACAGGTTCTATGAGGACAGCAAATATCGTCCATCTGCTAATGTGGAAAACAAGCTTCGGATGGAACTGAAGCAACAGGGGCAAAGTGACGATGAGATAAATCAATTCCTCCAGAATTTACAGGATAGTCGCTCGGACTCCCTCAAGCTGATGAATACCATTGCTGGTAACAAACGTGTATTCAAGAGGAAGAACGAGGATCTTACTGAAACAATGCGTGAGTACCTTGGTGAGTACACAGAATCAGGGGAGAGACTTTTCGGAACAATTTCTCGTCTCGGAAGATTGGCTTCATACGAAGCTGGTAACCGACGTATAGCTGACGATATGTTGAAGGCAAGGATTGGGCAGACCTTTTCGCCAGGTCAAGTTCCTGAGGGCTTTGAGCCACTTGTTGTGCGTGGACGTGCTATGCGATCCGGCGATACACGTGTTCCCCGAAAGGTAAAAGTACCCGTAACGGAGGAGAACCCGACGGGATACGTTCAATCCAGTAAGCTTCAGAAGGGTGATATTATATACGTACCCAAGGAGGCTAATGAAGCACTCAATGAGTTATACGGAAGTGGAGTAGTAAAGGATACTGGCCCTTGGCTTGCCCGTGTTGTTGGCGGCGCACTCAAGACTACAACTGCTGCCGCAAAGTTTGTGCGAGTCCCATTGAATCTAGCTTCTTATCCAGTGCAGCTTGTAGGACAAGCGATGCTAGTTGCTGGACAGGGACTCAACCCGGGGAGAGGTTACGGCAAGGGTATGCGTGTAGCTATCAATGAAGCTCTACCCCAAAGATTTAAGACGGGTCAGGTTTCCTTGCTAGAACTTAACCGACTCAAGGAGTTAGGGCTAGTGGACAAGGGAGTTACAGCATCCGACATCCGCGATGGTTTCAAGAATGGTATTGCACCTAAACTATTTCAACGTTCGATCAACGGTGTGGGCAAAGCCTATAATAGTTTCGATACGGCGCAGCGAATATCCGTGTACGAGAACTACAAGAAGTTCCTTGGTGACATTATACCTGAGGCTGACATCAAGCGTATGGGTACACGTGAGTTTGAACAACTTGCCGGTGATCTTACGAATAATACCTATACGAACTATGACCGAATCAATAAGGGCCTACGTTCTTTATCTCGATACGGCATCCTTAATGAGTTCGGCGCATTTAACTTTGAACTTGTCAGGACCACATTCAATCAAGCAAAACTAGCCAAGCAAATGACCGATGGTACATTCTCTCAGATGTTGCAGGAGAGGTACGGTGTTCAGATGAATGATGATACGTTGCGCAGAATCAAGAATGAAGGGTTCAAGCGTATGGCTGCACTGAGTGCTATTCTCTCGGCTGGATCTACTATACCGATGGTGCTAAACCGGGAGGGTGGCATTGATGAAGAGCAGGAGAAAGCAATGCGTGAGACGGTTCTAGCTCCGTGGGAAGAAAATGTAGCACTTCATATCCGTAAGGATGGCGACAAAATTAGAATAGCTAACTTCGGGTATCAGATTCCAACCGCTGAACTATCATCAGTTGTTGGTTCAGCACTACGTGGCGACAACTTTATGGATGCAGCGGGTCGATCAATTGATTCAATGTGGAGTAAGTTCGGTGGTGACCTTACTATCAATATGAAGAATATGGTGGCCGCAATAAACAATATGGATGCCAACGGTCGCCGCATCTCGGACAAGGTTGACGGCCTATCTAAGAACCTTGACCTTGTAAGCTGGTATATGGGTGAGAATTTTACCCCTGGTACTTACTCCGATTTAAAGAAACTAGATGAGCGCACCACAATGGACAATGCCCTTAGGTATACTCTGGGTTATCGCGTTCGCAATCTAGGTATGATAGAGGGTGCTGAGAATAAGTTCCGGGATATGAAGAAAAGCTTTGCTGGTATCAGATCTAAATATTCAGCATCCAGTTACCGTGACAATGATATGTCAGGTGCTTATCAAGAATTGAATAGGACTTACCAATCACAGATGGAGCAGGGCATACGTCACGTAAATAACCTGCGCACACTGGATGCGTCGGAAGAGGCAATCAAGCAAAGTCTAAGGAAAACATTTACTAAGTCAGAGGTTCAAAACCTAATGACTGGTACGGTCCCCGATATGCCTATATCAACTAGTGTTCCTTCCAATCGCATTGATAAGAGAGCACGTTATGTACAGCTAGCTGGCAAGATGCCGGAAGAGATGGCAATGAAGATGCTACGGGATGACTACGAGGCTGGCAAGCTCAAGCGCAGTGACGTACAGGCCGTCATACGTAGAATGCAAATGCAGCAGTACCCAAGGTAACGAAAAGCCCCGTCCTCCACATAAAAAGGACGGGGCTACCGTAACGAAACAAGGAATTAAATAGGACATAAACCGATCCCGCTGCGGATTACTCCAACAGCTTACCTTGTTATTTCAGTGAGAACAAGGAAGCAAACTCACTGATAAGTATTATACACTATGGGTTCTTATATTTAGTAAGTAAATCTTTTAGGTTGCGCTTCTCATCCTGGAGTTCCTTTCGCTGCTCGGTCATACGATCAATGCGGTAGGATAGGAGCCGGGATTCCTGACGAATCATATCGATCTGGGTCTGGATTCTTTCGATGTTTTCTTCGGTGTCTTGCATCCTCTTAACTTGTGCGGAAGCCTTCTCCTTGTCAACAAATAACTCGGGAAAATTTAACCCTTCTAGAGGATAATTTAACTCCTCGTAGCAGAAGGTATCACGGGCGATAGCGGCCTCCTTCTCGTCGTCAAAGTAGCCAAGTTCGTACCGCTTAGTGCTCCCGCCATTTACACAATTAATAATTGTGACCCGGCACTTTTTTCGACCAGTTGGCCAGAATACTCCCCGGTACTGGCATTTACCTCGAACCTTCTGATGTCCTCTGAGGTTTTCGGATCGTGTCGCGTACCGTAGGTTGGACGGTCTATTGTCCGTCCTGTTTCCGTTAATGTGATCAACGTCATAGTTGTCTGGCTTTGACCCCAGAAAAGCCTTTGCGATCAACTCGTGAACCTTAAATGTAGGGGAACCGACACGCTGTCTTTGATATCCCAGTCCATTGTCGTAGCCAAATGACCGACCTCTGCCCAACTTACTGTGGACCTCTACACTGCCATCCGAGTAGCAGGTTACTCTTATTCCGTTTACGCTTATATCCTTTGATGTTTCTGTAGCTATCATAGTTCTTGTGTGTTGATGGTATGTGCGCTGCGATTGTATAGGTAACCGGTACGCTTGGTTATTATTTGTACTGCTTCAAAGTCCGTAGTCCAAGGCATCTCACGATCCTCGAACCCGAAGTCGTAGTCATCCCGGATTAGCTTAGAGATATTCCAGACATACAGAAGATGTTGGTATCCATTGACATAGATAAAGTCCTTCTTTACTGATTCAGCTATACCGATATTGGTATCAAGCTTTAGCTGCTCAATAATCCAGGGATCATATGCCTTTCGGCGTACCTTGATTTCAACTAAGTAATCAATGCTCTCGTAATCAAAAGGACTGAACTCGTCCTCGGCTTTGATCAGCTTATTCATTTTAGGAAAAGCCAACATTATATTTTGTGCTACTTGTTCTTCTGTCATTATCCGAACCTCCCTGTGCAGTGATAGAATTTAAACGTACCTCCGATGTCGCGCTCACCTTCACGGTTCTTAGCTATCTCGTAGGTTAGACGGGTGAAACCTCCACGGGCATCTTTATCCTTAGAGGATTCAACATCTCCGTTTGAGGGATACATAAGCAGAACAACGTCGGCATCATTCTCGATGTCCCCGGAATCCTTTAGGTCATACAATTTAAGTCGGCCATTCTTGGCTCCCTCTCGGTTGACCTGTGCTAGTAGGATAATGGCGATATTGAGATCAATAGCCATCTGCTTAATTTTGTGAGAGATACTGGCGATGCCCTCGGCCTTACCCATCTTGGAAGAGAATGGTATAAGCTGTAAGTAATCAATGACCAGTAGCTTTACGCCGTGCTTGTTAACGAACTGTCGGGTCTGGCTGTATAGATCATCGGCACTTTTGACTGAGTGCGAGGTGTACACGGGCATTGTCTTTAGATCAGAGATAGTCTCGTGAACCCGCTTGACCTGCTCTGGCTGGGCTATGTTGTCCTCCACGCTGCGAAGGTTAACACCTGAGATAACCTGCGTCAGTCTCTTGGTAAGCTGCTTCTGTGGCATCTCCAAGGAGAAGACTCCACAGGCGTGACCATCCTTTGCTACAGCCTGGGATACAATATACAGGGCCAGTGCTGACTTACCACAGGAGGTAGGTGCAGCTACAGTCATTACTTCACCCGCGGCTATGCCCCGATTGCCAAGCTCACTATCCAAGTTATTGGTATGCGTCTTAACAACGTCGGGTACGTAGTCACCTGCTTGCATCCTAGCGATGTCCTCCAGTAGCTCGTCGGCGGACGAACCGATCCCGGATTTATTCTGGCTGAATAAGGGACGTGCAGTAATCTCGGCCTCAAGGGTGCTGCGTATCTCGTCATAGCTAAGAGCCTCGGACTCCACATTCTCGACAGCAATCCGGCAGGACTTCATAATCTCACGAAGCCTTGCCTTCTCTGCTACGATGTTCGCATAGAACTTGGCTGTGAGTTCGCTGTAAACGCCGTCAGCTACCGATAGTATACCTGCTATACCCCCGACCTCGTCAAGCCCTCTGAGGGACTTCAGGTGCTCTGCAATGGACACCTCGTCAATAGGCTTACTCAGTTGAGCAAGTTCACCTATGGCTTGGTATAGTAATTTAAATCTTAGTACGTAAAAATCCTCGGCCTCCAGTAAAGGACGGACCATATCATATACGGATGCGTCACCTGGGAATAGGCAGGATGCTATTAATTTTCTTTCAGCCTCGGCACTATGTGGCTGGTTCGTCGTCAGTAGGTTTGTTTCGTTCATTATCAAGTAATTCTACCAGAGAACGAAGGACTTGTCCAAGGGACTTATGAGCTACACGATTCACTTCCGGCAACCTATAACTATCAATTGAATTATAGATGGAGAGAGATACTTCGGCGGCTTCTTTTATTTTAGTCATTTCGTTGCGGTCTATTTTATTATATTGAGTCATAAGAATTACTTGCCCCCTACCGAATTGTAAGGGGCAAGCATCTTAGCACAGGGACTTACTCCGACTCTGCTCTTTCGAGCATCCCTATGGCTATCAACGAGTAGCCAATTAGGTCGCGGAATATGTCCTTGGATTGGTCGCCATTAGTAACTACTTTTAGCTGACCGTCGTTACAGAAAGCCTTCGCTCTCTGGAATTTGTCCTGCATCCGAATGCAAACACCTGTTAAGGGATGAACACCGAACTCGGAGGAAGCATCGAAGTTTGCGAAGGGGTTATCGCAGCTTTCGCCTCCTGTGTAATCCGAGCATTTGTGAGCGGTTAGTTCCAAAATAGAACTGACCTCAGCACGCCGGAATGTTTCCCACCAGATCTTATCGAATGAAGATGAGGACATCCTTAGAATGGGGTGTTGTCATTGGTTGGCGCACTTGCAGCTTTTGGCTCAGATGAGCTACCTGCGGGTGCTGCGTCCACTGGATTCAATGCCAGGGAGAGGAAGTTCGTACCGCTCTTGGCCGTCTTCTTCCAGCCCTTGAGGTAGTACTCCTTACCCTCGACATTAATCTTCCCGCTGTAGTCAGGATGATTTGGTTTTTCTTTACGGTCATTGACGAAGAATGTACCGGAGTTAGTGTTATCGTATTGTGACATAATATGACTTTCGTTATTGGTTATGATTAGGCGACATCTTCATCCAGCTTTACAGCACGGATGGTTGTGTCAGGTTGTTCTAGCTTGACGCCCAAGTGTTTAGCAAGTGCGTCGATCTTCTGATCAAGCAATTCATTATGCTCGATCAAGAAAGTATTTTCACCTCGTAGGTATTCCATCTTGTCACTCATCTCCCCGATGATAGTTTCGTAGTGGTTGTCCAGCATTTGAATGCTTGAGATGACATCTATGATTTCGTTTCGTAAGTCCATATTATTTGTGCGCAACAGAATGTTTCGCTTAGAATCCTTGTGATTGTTTGGTTGTAGGTTTAGGTAGTTTGCTGCCGTGGTCATTAGTAGCATCCGGATCTTTGGTATCGTCAATAGCAAAGAGGCCATTCAGTGCATATTTTCTGGCGTAGGATGAGGCACTGCCAGTAATCTGGGCATCGTCCATACCTTTCTTTGTCTCAGCCTCACGAGCGTAGGCATTAACGTGAATCGAGCTATCACTGCTATCATCTGTGGATGCAATAACGGCGGTTGACTTAACGTATACCCGGCCACCGACCTCAACCATTTCATCGGTGATGACTAAGGTGCAGGCCCACTCAGCCAGCAATGGCTTAACGGATGTAAGGATGTCCTCAGCGGAACGGTAGCGGTAACCACCGAACTTATTAGTCTGACCCTTCGGTGCTTTCAAAGAGGACTGAATCCCCTGGAGTTTCTTATGTATGTTCATCGTGATTACTGTGGTTTTGTTATTACTCATATGTTTTATGTGTTAGTTGAATTCAATGCTAGGGATTTTATTACCAATGTTGATGGTAGCTGTGCTACACGGATGCTCTAGCATTAACTGAAAAGCCTCGTTGAAGGTCCCTACTCCGCAGTATTCAGTTCCTTCTCCTTGCTCAATCTTAATTAGATAAGAGTATGAAGGGTCATCGGTCAATGGTGCTACATTGAATGTGGCGTGCTGCTGTTTTAGTTCCTGCATTGTGTTATTTGTTTGGTTGGTTTTGTTATTACTCATATGTTTTTTTGGTTAGTTTACGGAACAGCTCTTTGCGCTGCTTTTGATTTTTACAAGAAGCAAGATCACCTTCACTTGCCCCTAGGTCTTTTAACTCTGTGACTTGTTCAGAGGATGTCAAGGAATTTGCGAATCTAATTGTAAGTTGTGTAAGTCCTACGGGATGAAGGACATCGGTCATATCCTGCTCCAAGTAAGCGGCCATTGCCTCTAAAGTATTTGGCAAATCTTCCTTCTGGCCCTTGCACATCTTGAGATAAAAGTTCTCAACCTTTCCGAGGAGACTGTTGGCCTGGCGAGAGATTACACCGCGGACCATTCCGGTCTGGTGGTCGTGATCCAGCACCCAGTCCTTTGTCTTAATGTCCAAGATGGGACAGGAGATTGGCTTGTTAGCCTCCCGGAACTCCTTGATTTGGTTTTGTGATAAGTAAGTCATAGTTTTTAATACGGAATCAAAGATAGAAATATACGCTGTTTACCCGATATAATTTTTCCTTGAGTTGAGTTATGATTGGTGGATGAAAATGCTCTGCCTATTCTTCCTGCTTGTTTCCAATTCACTTATCGCCTCACCAGCAGCGATCGAGGTCCTGTCCGCCAGTGGCCTTACGCATTCGATTGCCCAAGCTAGGACTATGTATGCCGACATTGGTGACAGCGTATTCTTCAAGCAAGTTGAGCCATCCGAGGGTATGCTGCTGCTGACTGATGATGGAGTCATAAAGTTCAAGCCGGGTGCTGAAAGTAATCGTGTGGTATTTGCGGTGGTAAAGAATTATTCATAGCGCATCATAATGAATTAGTAGCCTCACCCTTGATGGCAGCGATTGCCTGCTTGAGTTGATTGTTCTCCTCCTGTAACCGGAGGTTCTCATTCCGTAGGTAGATGAAGTTCTCCCTTACATCCATAATGATGTCCGCGAGTGGTGGTTCGTCTAGGTTATCTGTCATAATGTTTTTGAGTTGTTTCCATTTTGGAAATAGTTGGTAGTTGATAATTAGGTATCTTGAACTGCCGCCTCCAGAGCGCATAGGTTGAGCGATGGATACCGGACTGAGTGACTGCGGTATCAAGAGATACACCCTTGTCCCGCATTGAGTCAATCTTTTTCACAACCTCGGCCTTCTCCTCGGTGCTGAGTCGATGGGTAGGTCGGTTGCAGTTACTACCAGGTATAAAGTTCCGTGTCCCCGCTGCCGCCTCAATCCTCTCATTGTCCTCAACCTCCTTGGCAATCCGGGCTGCTGCCCATTCCATAAAGCTGCTGTTTGATTCTGCTGTTGTTTCGTACATTCTTCTTATTTAGTTAATTCCTTTGTGCGCACTATCTACGATAGGGCTTTTGTTGATAATATTTTTCCTGTGCCTCCTCGCTTGAAGACACATACTCCTGTCTTGTCCGGCATCTTCTTGAGAAGCAGGCGCACTGCTCCTTGTTCATCGTGCGCCCACTTGTAAGTCCTGCCGACGTAGCCCTCCGGCATATCGTCGTGGCGTGTTAGGATCTCGTACTCAGTCATATTACATTCTCAAGAGCCAGTACAGCTCAGCGCATTTCTTCGCTACCTTGATACCCTTGTCAAGCTCCTTGTCATTCCACACCTTGTGGTAGTGCTTCTTGGTATCGCAGTCAATGATCACGGAGATACAGCCCGGAAGGTAGTCCAGCTTGCGCTCCTTCATTAGCATATAAGCTTCGATGCCTAGCTGCTGGCAGTCCTTGTCATAGCACTTGGCCTTGCCCTTGGTATTGGTGCGGCACTTGTAGTCCGCCAGGAATAGCTTATCGTCGCTGTCGTAGCCAATGAAGTCCACGCTGCCAGCGATCTTGATGCGACTGCTTGCAATGATATGCTCACAGGATACAGGCTTTACGCCCTCCTCGTGAACCCAATCCACAAATGGCATAGCCCATTCATTCCAGACGCTATCATCCGGCGCACTGCCCTCGGCGAGGTAGTTATGATTAATGAAGTCCTCGATTACCTTGTGGACTGTCGTACCGAACTCCGAGGACTCAATAGTTTCACCCGTAGCCGGATGCTCCCTTGTGCCATAGGTAAGACGCTCTAACTCCTGCCAAGCTAGGCTAGGGTACGCCCTCGCTAGTTGAGCCATCATACGGGGCTTATAGATGCTATCAAGGAACGCATCCTTGACGATGCCAAGCACAGTCGTAACAGAAGGGTACACCTTCGCTACTTTCCGCGCTTGTGCGGGTGTCATTATGTCGGCCTCGAACTCAGGGTTCAGGACATCGTTGCAATTATAGAAGTGGCTCATTTTCTTTTCTTTCCGTATGTTGGGTACGATGCGCGTCCCGTTTTGGTACGCCGTGCATCCTTGATTAGACCTAGCTGCCGGAAGTGGTCAACCGCCTGGCGACCCTCCTCCATTAGCTTGCGATTCCGCATTGCTGATTCGTACAGATCAGCGAACTTGTTTGCTAGTTGACTTGCGTTACTCATTACAGCTCCTCTTGGTCCATAATGAACTCCACACCTTCGCGGAGGATGTCGATGCGCTGCTCTGATTCCGCAAAGTAACGGCCAGCGTACAGCTCAATATTCTCTTGGTCAATAATGATTAGAGTATCCTGTCCGAGTGTACTTTGGTCGGATTCCGGTATCATTGCACCTACCCAAATGAAACGCAGTTGCTCCTCCGCGATGAAGTGAAGGAGGTCATCGGAACTCCGGCGTAATGTTTCTAGTTCTGTTTTTTCTGTATCCATTGTATTGTCTTTAGAATTTAGCAATCAGGGCTGCGACCAGTAGCATAATGCTGCCGCCTAGACAGCAGGCCAGCACCACACAGGCGGAGTAAAAGACCTTCTCGCCGCCTTTGACGAGATGATCGAGGTTAGTATTTTCTTTACGGTTTTTCATTTTTATTGCGTTCTTATCGGTGTTTAGGTATATCAAGGCTTGACATACTTTTTGATGTGATGTGTACCTTAAGACAGTCAGCCCCTGGTAGTCAATCATTAATTAATATAAAAAAGGGAGTCAATGACTGACAGTCATATGACTGACAGCCATATGGTGGGCTTAGATTAGGTCCAGGGTCTCCTGAAAGATGGTCGCCCTGTCATCGTGGCTAAGTGACTCAATCGGTAGCTCACGGGGTGTCTCGCTGTCAGTCCAGTAGACTAGTTTCACGATCTCGAACCCGTCAAGGTCGCGCTCCTCCCAAGCTTCTGTGACTTGGGACTCCCCGGCTTCGCTGCTGCTCTCGCAATGAGTTGTCACGGCCTCCGCTTCGACTGTTATGTCAAAGTATTTGTTGGGCCGTAGCTCGATGCCTTCTAGTTGTATAGTTTTCATTATGCGAATGTGATTTGGTTTTTATCTTTTGGCTACTGGCAGGTAAAGTCCGAGAGGTAGTCAGTTGACGCAATAGCCTTCTGCCGCGCCCACATTTCGAGTCCTTTGGCCTGCCAGTAGCCGCGGTTCCAGCCTGTGCCATCGCACGATTCAATGCCCATCGCCTCTAGCTCGTAGAGTTTCTCCGGCGAATTGCAGCGCAGCACGTGAACCCTAGGAAAGGCCCTTGCCCACATCTCTACTGTCTGCCACTTCCATTCTGTCGTGCCGCCAATGGCAATAACTTCGGGACGCGGAAATAATGAGCGCACGTCGTCGCGTGTCATACCATCCTGTACGGCCACCGCCAAGGGTATGCCGCAGGACTGGATGATCGGCGCGTAGGTGCTCCACTGCTCGATGGTGGCAGCTCCGTCACCAATGACGTCGGGGACGATGGCCCATCGCGCTTGTGTCTTTTGGGACTGCGACCAAACGAGCAAACGCCTCCACTCATCTTCTTTTTTCGCCCACTTGTCGTGGTCAAAGCAGTTAGCTCGCATATCCCAACAGCTAAACGCCCCATTATCGAGTGCGTACGGAAACCAGGGCCAAGGGCCGCGCTGCGCCCCCGGTGAAAACAAATGGCCGATGCGCCCAGTCTCACGACCAAGGCAATGCCAGAACCATCCAGTAGAGTTTGCAGGCATTACCAGCATCGTATTGGCCTTTCTAAGCGACCCTCACGGATCAGTGCTAGCATTAATACTTCAGCCTCGTAAAGGGTATACATTCCCTCATCAATCATAAATGCCTCGACGTGGTCAAGCCACTCAGCGCGTGATAATCCCGGCACAGTTTCGATGCCTTCTAGTTGTATTGTTTGCATATTAATCAGCGTTTAATTGTTCAAGTGTCCGGCATCCTGTCCGTACGAACAGAATATCTAGGTAAGTTTCCTCGCTGTTGCCATTGATTGACGTAACAAGGGAAATTTCCTCTTCGGTTGCTATGTTCATTTCTATTAGTGTTTCGTATGTGTCCATTGTTTTCCTTTCTTATGTGTTATCTGTTTACCCAAGTTTCCCAATCACAAAGCATATCCGCCGGAGCGCATTCTGTGAATATAATAAACCTATCGAGTAGCTCCAAAGGAGCTTCCGTGTCAAGGGTTTGCTTGAACTTCAAGCGTATAGGTTTGAGCCAGCGTTCGTGAACCAGTAGCGAATTCCAATCGCAAGCGGGTAAAAGCCTTTTGAAAAGCTCCCATTCCGGCTTTGGTTCTACTAGATCATCCCAAGCTTTCAGCCTATCCTGAGAGAATGTTTTTAATGCAGTTTCTATTTTCATTTTTTTCCTTTCTTATGTGTTAAAGCTTAATCTTCGATTAAGCGCGATATGCAGCGGGCTTTTTCCGTGCTTCAATTACTGTTAAAGTCCCTTGTTTACTACGTGTCAAATATATTTTTAAAATATTTTCCCCTTGCTTCCCCTGCTTCCCTTCCCTTGCTTGCCTTGCCTTGCTTCCCTTGCTTCCCTTGCTTCCCTTCCCGGCCTTCCCTTGCCTTGCTTCCCTCGCTTGCCTTCCCTAGCTCGCCGGCGCCTTGCCCTAGTCCTTACCCTCGCCACAAATTAAAAGGCCTTGTGCGGCCTTATAGATGGAAAACCTTGTGCGCTGGAGGGGTTTCCGGCTTGCCTTGCTTGCCTTGCTTGCCAGACTTATGAGTAGATACAAAAAAAGCGCACGCTTTCACGTGCACCGATTTGTTTTACTCTTATTTGCCCTCTGTGGCTTTTAACCTAGCATTTAAGGCCTTTACCTTTTCCGGTGTGTACCTTGCCCTTATGGCAGCACGTAGCTCGATCAATTGCCTATTGGACAAGTTTAAACCCTCAATAATTACATTCATATTTACCCTTGTTTATTGTTATAAAAAAAGCCGGCCTTTGACGGCCGGCCTTCTCTTTTTTTAGTGGATACCGATACCGATCGCAACACCGGCGAAGTCTTTTGAGCCACAAGCGTGCCGGCCTTGTGGTAAACAATTGCCGCAATTACCGGGACAAGCGAAGGCCTTACTTTTTATTTGTTTGAGCTTTGCTAAAACATCTCGCCGGTATTCTTTAGACCCGGCCTTTGTCTTGTCTTGATATGCTCGTTTGCTTATATGCGCTTTATCGACTTTGACGGCTAAAAAATCACCGCGTACCACCGGCAAGCCTAGAAAAGCATTTGCAAGGCCAGTGCGCTCGTGCCGGCTGCCGGAAGATGCATTTGTAAGATAATTTGACGGCCATTTATAGCCGGTTGCATCAAGCTTTACGAATTCGAACCAGCTTTTAGAGTACCCATATACCTTAAGATCAGGCCGCGCTTTACATAGTTCCATAAACATTTTAAGCGTTGCAACGTCTTTAAAGTCACCGTCGACGAATAACCGAACGGTGCGGCCGGTCTTTAGGCTTAAAAAAGCCTTTTCTATTACTTCCGGTTTGAGTCGCATTAATAAGCTGTTTTGCAATTGTCTAAAGAAGGCAGCAGGATATCGCCAAGCGCGAAGCGAATAACAAAAGTTAACGCAATCACCTTTGCCGGGACAGTCCGCCAAAGCTAAAGAAGAAAAGGCCGCGAACGGTAATTTTTTATTTCCCTTTTCCGCGAATATTGAAAAAGGCGGAATTCCTGACAAATCACTTTCTAAATAAGAAAGCATTTTTTCCGCGTAATATTGCCAAGTCCCGCGCTTTTCTAAAGATTCCGGCGACTCATTTATGCAATCAGTTAAAAGGCTTTTGATGGCCGTTATGTCATTGATTGCGCGGACTACGTTTATGCATTGTTTACGATTCATTATTAAAAGCGGTTTTACAGATCCGCAAACTGATTTGATTTTAGATTTACCCCAATAGAATTGCCGGCATAATAATTAATTCAGGGTTCTTTTGCCCATAATCTTTGCCATCAATTAGGTCACTGTAAGCCGGATATTTGATGTAGGTTTTTCCGTCAATAATTACAGTTTGCGCGTTTGCCTTTGCCTCTTTGTATGTTTTGTATGCTTTCATATTGTTTATTCTTTATTAGTTATAGTTAAGAGTGAGACGCTATCAATGCAGCTAAAACAAAGTAAGTCAAGTATATATTTAAAAAAGATTAAATTCCCTATTTAGAATCATTCTAATTAAGAATCGTACCAGGTACGCACTTTTACCCGTCAAAGCCTTCCACTATATGCAAAGCCATAGCCGGTGGAATAACAGCCGGGTGAATCAATTAATAGCCGGGTGAATGCATCCCATCTCCACAAAACAAAAAAACCCTTCACGCAACCGGCGACCGGCAGTCAAGATCCGGCAGCACCAGGTGAACACTTGTGCAGTAGTGAACGGATGAACAGGGGAGGAGGGGGTTGAGTTGAGTCGCGCCGTCAGTATATATATACATATACAGCCCCTTAAAAAAATTACCCACTCAAGGGGCTTCTACCACGGACAGGAATCCAATAACATAGAAATCAACGTGAATTACCTTTAATCCTATGAAAGTTAGCAAACCAGAGCGCATTCATAGTTAATCCAATATCTTTTCACTGTGTACCATAAGATGTCAGTTTATGACTTCTCTTTTATGATTCCCTTTATTTTATATTCATTAAAGGAATTACGTTTAGGACTTAACTGCCTTATGAAGTTGCTGCCTTATGGTACGCAGAGTATAACACGAAATCTGGGAATGTATACGTATATACTGAACTTTCTTTTATGTATTAGCAATGCTAATAGTATATTAACTTGACAAGTAGTAAAACTAATGATAAGGTACTGGTATGGAAGATAGAGAAATGAATGCTACTGAGAAGGAGAAGGAGGCTTTGCTGAGCGAGATCCAGCAGAGTATCCACGAGGTGGCTAATGAGAAGCGGGGTTTAAAGCTCAAGTGCTTGAGCGTCTATGATCCCGCGAAGGTGGCTAAGTTGCTTTATCTGTACAGTACAGGGAGCAGCCAGACTAGGCTGGTACGTCACTATGGTTTCGAGCGAGATACTGTGATTAGTGTACTGGCGGACTACGCGGACCATATGGGGACTTTTAAGGAGTTAAGTGGTCGTATAGCGGCCAAGAACTATCTGAACCTCAGTAGCCTAGAGGAGGATTTAATCGATAAGGTACGCGATCGCTTGGAGAATGATCCGGAGATGGAGGTCGGGTTCAAGGACATCAAGGAGTTATCCATAGCTAAGTCCAATGCTTCCAGAGAGGCTATGACAGCTAGAGGGGAAGCTACGCATATTACAGAGGACCGAAAGGTGTACACACAGGATGACTACGAGGCGACTATAGCTGCTGCTAGGAAGAGGATCGAGCAGGCTAAGGTAGCTGATATAATAGAGATAGAGGAGGATGTCGGGTAAACGTACCTTTATCCGACACATCAACCCTATATGCTTACATTTTCTAATTACATAAACATTTCTTGATATTATGAATAAACACCACGAAGCACAGAACGAATGGCAGCTGGTCACTGACCATTGGGTAGAGTTGACCCTTAAGAAGTATCACGACCGGGACTCCGATGACCTCACTCAAGTCTTTATGCGTGGACCCTTTGCTGGCTGGAGCGAGCGTATGGTTCTAGAGTTAGCAATGAATATGGATAAAGCCAATAAGGACGTACCCAGACATAAAGTAGATGAAGATAACAATTAATAGCAACGACGAGGAGGTATCAATTGATACTAAGCGCGATGACCTTACTGCTAATCAAGTAGCTGAGCTTATGTTTCGTATTAGCTTAGCTAATGGTTACCATCAACAAAACGTAGCTGAAGCATTCTATGAAGTCGGTAAAGCACAGATAGAACTGGAGGAATACTTTGAGCACTAAAGGAAGCGGCCCCCGTAAGGGACACAACGCTGAGAAGCAGCGTAAGAACTACGACGATATTGATTGGTCCAAGAAACCCTTGGCTCCTAAAACCGAACAACCAAAGGGTAGCAAATGAAGAATAAAACACCTGGAATTGATCCGGATATTGCTTTTAACCACGTCCGTCGAATGCTTGCAGATATTTCGCCTAACTTTGCCTTTGTGGTAATGGATGAGGACGGGGATTTATTCTATGATTACACGAACTATCGTATTGGCAGAATGCTTATGACTGAGGCTTTGGATGATATGGACTCAGATTTCGGTGACTTTGACTGGGATAATTCAATTGAGGATGTCGAGGACGAGGACGACGACGACGAGGATTACATATTTTAAGTATGCTTGATTTCACAGAGCACCCAATCCTCAAGCCGCCCACGGACGAGGAGATTGTCCTTCTAGGAGAAGCTGACCCCAAGCTACTAGAGGAACTACACAGGGCGCACGAGGGTAGAATCCGAGCAGCTACGGATGATCCTATCCGCTATGGGTTCGACCTACCGGGCTGGGAGCGTATGTCGGATTCCTTCAGGGAGTACAATGAGGTACTAGCACTAGGTGGGAATCGTAGTGGCAAAACAACGGGCTGTGCGAAGCGCATAATGGAAGCTGTGAGTTCTAACTTCGATGGACACATAGTATGCTTTTCTCAGAATGCGGATACTTCTATTAAGGTACAGCAGCCAGCTATCTGGGAGATGATGCCCAAGGAGTTCAGGAAGAAGACCAAGAGCATTGACGGGTACATTAACTATTCAATGCAGAATGGCTTTACTGGGAGTTCGTTTGTATTCCCCGACACTAGGACGCGAGTGGACTTCAAGACTTATACACAGTTCAGTAATAACTCCACTATCCTTGAGGGTTTCGAGTTCGGGTTCAAGAAGGGTAGTATCAAGTCCGGGAATGAATCAAATATCGGAGCCTGGCTGGACGAGTACCTAGGTGACGCTGCTTTGGTAAATACCCTACGGTTCCGCCTAGCTACACGGGATTCAAAGATGGTGATTGGGTTCACCCCGATTGACGGGTATACACCTTTTATATCTGACTATTTAAAGGGAGCAGAGACCCTTGAGACTAGACCTGCCGCCCTGTTACGGGGCAAGGAGGTTCCTACTAAGCAGTACAGTCCAAGCCGTGATGCGGCTGTGATCTACCTGCATTCGGACGAGAACCCATTCGGGGGTTACGAGCGAATTGCAAAGGATCTAGCCGGGCGACCAGAGGATGAGATAAAGGTCCGTGCGTACGGATTACCCGTGAAGTCAGCCAATGCTCTGCTCCCTTACTTTAATACTGAGGTAAACGTGCTCAATGAGAATCCAAACAAATACAAGATGACGTTCCCCGACATTTCCGATAAGTCGCAGTTCACCTGCTACCAGGTAGTTGACCCCGCTGGTGCAAGGAACTATACTTGTATCTGGGCTGGGGTTAACAAAGATGGCGAGGTATACATCCGCAGGGAGTGGCCGGACCGCAACACGTACGGCGAGTGGGCTATGTTCGGGGACCCGAAATGGAAGTACGGCCCAGCAGCCAAGAAGATTGGTCTAAATGTTGAGGGGTACTGCGAGTTATTTGAGGAGATTGAGGATGACCTAGGTATTGAGGTAATCGAGAGAATTGGGGACTCGCGTTTCTTTGCTAGAGAGAATGAGAACAATGACGATCTCTTTACATCATTTTATGACTTCGGTCTAAGCTTTTTACCATCCGACGGTAAGATGGAAGAACAAGGCATCACAGCTCTGGATGACTGGTTTAACTACAATCCTAATGTAGACATTGACCAAGCCAATAGACCAAGATGCTACATTCACGAGGACTGCGGTAATCTTATCGATAGCCTTATTAACTACAATGCAGGTGGTAAGCCAGAGGAAGCCCTAAAGGATTTCTTTGACGTTATACGCTATTTGCGGATGTCAAACGGTGGAGAAGGTCCTGACTTTCTTTCATCTAATGATATGATCACTACTAAACCCCGCAAGGGAGGATACTAATGCCAAAGAAAAGATTAATAAAAATTGCAGAAGAACAAGAAGTTGAGTTCGATGAAGCCCTCAAGATAGCAACTGAAAAACTTCCGAGTGGCTCAGTAACCGGCAAGGGGAGAAATACTTGGGTAACCGAGGAGGGTGCAAAAATCCTAGAGGATTCATTTATGATTGCTGAGATTATCCCTAAGCACTTCACGGGAACTGTTATTGCGGAATGCCCTAACCCGAAGTACAATGTTGTCTTCAGCAAAGAAATCGGTAAGAGAGCCAATGTGTTACTTCCCCGAAAGTGGCAAGGTAAGCTTATGAAAAAAATAATTACCTTTGAGGCTATTGAGGATAACAAGGGTGTCAGCTATCGTTATGTCGGCAAATAAAAACATAACCCTTGATAGGGATTGGTGCAGGGAGCAATCCGACAGATTCGCTAGTTGGGAAATACTTCGCAGGTATGTGCTGCACGAAAGTGGAGTATCAATGACAAATGGTGACCTATGTGATACAATAGGCGTATCATCGACTTACACTGTCCGATTGCTTAAATCCATACAAAAACGACTCGCAGAAAAAAATGCTGAATGAATCAATTGCCGAGTCCTTGACATACGTCCAGGACGAACCCGACATCAAGACCCTACGTTACGCCTACGACCAGACGGTAACTGAGCTTGATGGTTACTTTGACCTATGCCGTACTAGTTACGATGATCGTCGCAACTGGTGGCCTGGAAAAAGCCGTGACCATCGCAAGCACGGGGCTGATGCTTTTCCGTGGGAGGGTGCGTCCGATATGGAGTGCCACCTAATTGATGAGCGTATTACTCGGTTAGTATCACTTTTTATGGCATCGTTGAATCGAGCCAATGTCCGTGCATTTCCTGTTGAGAGTGGAGATATTGGTCGAAGCCGAATTGTATCCGGTTTCTTAAAGTGGATGGTAAGTTCGGGGTACATCCCACGCTTCTATCGCGAGATGGAACTCGGTGCTAACTATTTGCTTGAGCGGGGTATACTGATCACGTATGTCGGATGGCATCGTGAGGATCGACGGTTCCTGCAGGAACTGGACATTAACCAGATTGCACAGGTCAGCCCGGAAGTAGCAGTTGCTATTCAGGACGGGAATGATGACGATGAGTTAATTGCCCTGCTACAAGCTACCTTTGAGGGAACAACTAAGAAGCGAGCAAGGAAGGCACTTAAATCCTTGCGTAAGGACGGCGTAGCAGAACTTCCAGTAGTTCGTAGACAAGTCAATGCTCCTGAAGTTAAGACACTAGCACCTGACGGTGATTTCTTTTTTCCTCCTTATGTAACGGATCCGCAGCGAGCACCTTACTGCTTCTGGAGAACTTACTATACACCACAAGAATTAGAAAACAAGGTTACAACAGATGGATGGGACCAGGACTTCGTTGATCACGTTATTGAGAAATATCGTGGCGTTAATATTGATTCCATTGAGCGCGAGCAGGAAGGTCGTCGCAGTATTAGCCTTACTGACACTGCTTATGAGGCCAATGAACTCATTGAAATCTGTTACGGATACCAGCGGTTAATTGACCAAGAGGATGGTGCTGAGGGAATTTACTGCACAGTATTCCATCGCGAGTTCAGTGGTGATGAAATAACTCCAGGGTACGCGAAATATGAACTACTCAATGGGTACGAGGACTATCCAGTTGTAGTAACAAAACTATCAGAGGACAGCAAGCGACTATATGATACGCTGACTGTACCATCAATTCTTCGTGGTCTACAGAATCAAGTAAAGATTGAACGTGATTCTCGTACTGACCGCAATAGCTTATCTACCCTGCCTCCTATCCTGCACCCAGTTGGTCAAGCACCTACTGATTGGGGTCCAGGTCGTATGATTCCTTATCGCCGAAAGGGAGATTTGGATTTCGCTCCTACACCTCCGCCACCTACCGGCTCAATTGAAATGGAGTCAACATTGCTTGACCTAGCTGACCGATTAGTTGGATTAGATGACGAGGGTAGCATTAGCCAGATTCGCCAGCAGTTCCTTGTTGATAAGTTCCTTAGCCACACAGCAGAGGTTCTGCGTATGGCTTTTAAGTGTTTCCAACGCTTTGGACCTGACGAAATCTTTTTCCGTGTTACCGGTGTCCCAGATCCTCAGACCTTTGACAAGGGTAGTGCTGAGGAGAACTTTGACATTATGATTAACTTCGACGTGCAGAATACTGACCCTCAGACAGTCGAGGCAAAGACTCAGCAGTTCGTAGCACTCAATCAGTTGAACTCAAACAACCGTCTTAATGTAGATGCCCTATTGGATGTCATCGCAACTAGCATTGACCCAGTAATGGCTGATGCAATTCTACAGCCAGTTGAGACAGCGCAGGAGGAAGTGGTCAAGCAGGTCACTGATGACTTATCTAAGATTTTTGCAGGTATCGAGATGCCAGCACGTCCAGCGGGAGCACAGATTGCACTACAGGTAATCCAGCAGTACACCCAGCAGCCGGACGTTGCACAACGCGCTCAGACTGATCAAGCCTTTGCCGCTCGACTACAAAAGTACGTAGGTCAGTACACCTTCCAAATGCAACAAGCACAGAATGCTCAGATTGGTCGCGTGGGTACAGCCCCCGCACAAATGGGCGAAATCGATACACAAAACTTATAATGCCAGACAATATATCAGTAGCAGAGCAAGGCAATCGCCGAGCTAAACAAATCAATTCCAGCAATCGAGAAAAAGCCTTCAAGGAATACTTGATGAAATTTGAGGGGTTCGATGAAGTTGCCCGTAAGGGTACTGGGGAGACGAACTATACAATTGGCCACGGACACGCCAGCCCAAGTGTAAAGAAGGGTCAGCGTATCACACGTGAAGAGGCTTCATTGCTACTGGATAAAGATATTAAGGAACGGATCCCTGAAGTTCAAAACTTAATTCCAAAGTTTGATTCCTTTCCCAGCTCCGCCCAGACAGCTATCTTTGGTGAGTACTACCGTGGATCAGTTGGCGGAAGCCCAGATACCGTTAAGGCTATCAATGCAGGGGAGTATGAGAAGGCGGCAAAGGAGTTCCTGGATAATGACGAGTACAGGCAGAGAGTTGCACTTAACCGAGCTGGCATTGGCCCACGTATGGAAAGAGTTTCCAGCGAGCTAATGAAGATGTCAAAATAGTATGAATATACAAGACGACATCAATAGCTTGCACAGCTATGAATCCTTTGCTCGGTTTATTAAGATGGTTCACGAACTCCGGGAGGAGACCATCAGTGAAATGCACGAAGCATCCAGTGAGACCATCCAACAGATTTCTGGTAGAATTATTACGTACGATCAGATCCTTCAAATGTCAGGTTGGGATAAACTCCAACTAAAGCATTCGGATCGGATGTAATACGTATGTTATAATGCGACCATCGCCATCGCTCGGCGTTAATGAGTGGTAATAATATGACAGACGAAATCGAAACTGCTAACGCTGAGGCAGACCAAAGTTCAGTGGACAATAATAACTTATCCGTTGAGGATTTTGCAATGCGAAGGATCGGGCAACTGACCCCTGAGGCTGAAGAGCCAAAGGAGGAAGAGGCCGGAGAAACCGAGGAGCAGGAAACCGAGGAAGTAACTGAGGAGGAAACTGAGGAATCAGTTGAGACTGAGGAAGCTACTGAGGAGACCGAGGAATCCGACAATGTTCTTTCACAGTTGGACTTGGACGATATGTCCGAGGAGGATTTGCGGGAACTAGCTGACAAGCTAGGTAGCCGTGCTGTAGCTCGATTCGGTGAATTGACTGCTAAGCGCAAAGCTGCCGAAGAACGTCTAGCTAGTCTAGAAGCTAAACTCAAGGAAAAACCTAACCCACTCGAAACAAAGAAGGTCGAAAATAACCCCTACAGTAACCTCGATTCTGTCGAAAAGTTACAGGACAAAGCAGGGGAAGTCGATCAAGTTGTTGAGTGGGCTGAGGATATTCTGTTCGAGAGTGATGGCTATTCTGCTGATGACATAGTAACCGAAATCGAAGGTAAGGAGTGGACAAAGAAGGATGTGCGACAGGCTTTATTAAAAGCCCGTAAAGCTCAGAAAACTTTTCTCCCCGATCAACTCAAGAAGGTTCAGGCACAAATCGAAGGGGAGCAGCTTGCTGATTCTTTCTCGGAACGTGCCAGAAAAGAACTGACTTGGTTGGAAGGTGAGGACAATGACTTACGAAAACAATTTGAAGCCACTGTAGGTGATGCACGTTTTAAGCAACTCAAGAAAGTTGTTAAGCGCGAAGCACCAGAGGTAGCCGCACAATTGGATTATTGGTTCGCTCACGCTACTAACAGTATTTACGGACGTAAGCCCGTAACTGAGCGTAAGACATCCGCAGTATTAAATCCTCCTAAATCAGCCAGTCCATCTGCATCCAAACCCGAAAAGGGAATGGGAAGAACAGCCAAGGCCCTAAAAGAATTAGAGGCTCGGTTTAAAGAAACGGGTAGCGCAAGCGATTTCGCCAACCTTAGGAAACTCAAAATGGCATCACGCCATTAACCAATTCATTAACAACTATAAATACATAAAATATTATGGCATTCTCAAATACATTCGACACTACAAACCAAGGTTCTGGTGTCTCTAATCGTGAAGACCTCACTGACGTCTTGACAATTCTCGCTCCAGAAGAAACACCTATTCTTTCTTCTGCTAACAAAAAGGGCGCATCCGCAACTAAGGTTGAATGGACTGTTGACTCTCTCTCGGCTCCCAGCACTGCTGGTATTGCTGAAGGTGCTGATGTTACAGCATTCACTGACCAATTCGCTGGACGTGCTCGCCTCGGCAATCGCGTTCAAAAGTTCCGCCGGGACTATATGGTTTCCGATCTGCAAGAAGCAGTCGATTCCGTTGGCCCAGCTAAGATTGCTCAAGCAGAAGCTAAAGCAATTCGTGAACTCAAGCGCGACATCGAAGCAAGTCTTGCTTCAGCTAACACTCAGACAACCGAAGATGGTGCTGGTGTAGTTAATCGCCTTGGTGGTCTTGGTGACTGGATTCAAAATGCTGCTGGTTCGGGTAACGTTCCTGCTCCATTCCAAACTCCAGCTGCAAGCATCGCTGACGTAACTGATGCCAATTTCGCAGAAAGCGAATTGAACTCTCTTATCTCTTCGATCTTCAAGGTTACTGGTACATCCAACAACCTTATGCTCGTTGCTGATACAGCACTCCGTCAAGACATCAGCGACTTCGCTCGCATCGGTGGCGTATCGGGTGACTCGGTTCGTGCAGTTAACTACAACGGCGAAAGCGGCACTATCAAGCTTTCCGTTGATCTCTATCAAAGCGATCACGGTATCGTCTCTGTTGTAAACGCTAACCCTGACTGTATGCCAGTACAAGCTGGTACTGCTGGAATGGCTGGTTACTTGGTGAATCCTGAGTACTACGGTGTTCACGAGCTTATCCCTATGGGTAGCAGCCGCCTTCCAAATCTTGGTGGTGGTGACCGTGGCTTCGTTGATTGCGCTTTGACCCTCGGTGTATACCACCCTGGTGCTCACGGCAAGATTGTCAGCACAAGCTAAATAAATTCTGGTTGGGGGGCGCAAGCCCCCCTGCCTTTTTTTTATGGATATTATTAAGCCCAATTCAAAGACTTACTCCGACGAGGAGATTGATCGCGCTCTAATCCAAGAGATTCAGAATAGTCTTCACTTGGAACAGGCGACCGAACAGGTTCGTCACCAACAAGCAGCCAAAGAAGCGCATCAACTTAAAGGAACTATTCATCCCACATTGGGACGACCAGTTGCTACAATGCCAGCACGAGAATTTTTTCGACTGGTAAAGAAGTACGGTCAAGAGACCGTGCATTCTAAAGAATTTTTAAAGTACTACAATAAGAAGTTTCCGGAACTTAGCCCCAACAAAATATAATGCAGACCAGAACTTACGGCGATCTTTTCAAACTAGCCTCCGCTCTTATCGGGACAGGCGGGGAACTATCCACTAGTGAACAGGATCAACTGAGTCATTTTATTAACCGTAGGTTCTCCGAGATCTTCAATGCAAGCCCAAGCTGGCCTCGGTACATTACTGTAGGTGATCCACGACCTATTGGGACTAATCAAATTATTTCAACCCAGGGTGGCAACGTTGGTGTATACGGGGCCGGAACCGCCGCAGTCAATGGACTGTATGTAAGAAATGGGAACAGCATAGACGGTAACCCTGCATTTACGCTTTACGATACGGATGGAACTACTGCTTTATATAATCTATGGAGCGACTCATTAAATGCTTGGTATATTACCTCACAGGGAATTGATGACCCATCGCTCGCCGAAGTCGGCGATGCTCTTTACCTAGCTTCAGTCCCACAAGTTCCGGGCGATCCACCATCATCTGGATGGTATGTATGTCCAACTTGCACAGGTGAAGAGCCAGCTCCTAAAGCTAACAATTTGTCAAGCATTGGTGAGTTCGTCCGTATTCACAACACTCAACCACTACTGAACCGATCAGCGCGTGAGTACGAGTTCTATGTATCATTTGCTGGAGCGCACATCCTTAACATAGAATCAACTACGAATGACACCGCCTGGGTAACTTACAAGAGTGAGTTTACTCCATTTGATGTAACCGTTGATTATTATACTTCTACAGTAGAAGTACCAGCGGAGTTCTTTAACTTTATTAGCCACGCAGTTTATGCTGACTTCCTCCGGGTGCAGAACAAGCAAGAGGAAGCACTCGCAGAGGAGCAAGCTGCCCAAACCTTTCTAGCACTTGAGCTGGAGAAGATCGACCTACGTTCTAACAACAACACAATTAACAAGAAGTTTTCAACTTACGTAAATCGTCAAGCACGATAACAACCCCTGTGATATAATAAAATTATGGCTAACTCAAAAAATAACGCACTGGAATTTTCCTCCGCTGGATCGGAGATCCTTGAAGCTGCTGATGCAGTAACAGGTAAACGCTATGGAGCGTTGCAAATCTTAAATAACACTGTGTTCAGTGCTTTGACTGCATCCAGCATTGACGGTACAGCTAAGCTAGTTGGACCAACCTTTGCTGCTGGAACAATCATTTATGGAGCATTCAGCGAAGTAACAGTAACTTCTGGTCTCGTAGCAGCGCACAAGTACTAGTATGCACTTGAGCCTAAATAATAGCTTAGGCAAATGGATATTGCCAGCACCGTTCTCACCAGAGGCAACAAACTACTTCAGCCGCTTGGACGCAGCAGGTGACACTACCTACGTTGACTACAAGCAACCACTAGCTAACTACATTGATAGTCTAGTATCGCTGGGCGGTGCTTACTGGGACGATATGCTGACCTCTGCATCATTCGTTGGTGTAGGTATACAGGGGATTACGGTTCCGCTACGTGATGGAATGACTGCCCTGACAAACAACAACT